CCAGTGGAATGAGTATCCGAGTGCATTCAAAGAGTCATGGGTCGACTACATTGAGGATGAGTTTAATAGAAGGGAGAGTGGTTTTTGGTTTAAAAATAATGGCTTTCCTACTTATATTACTGGGTCTCACTACATGTACTTACAGTGGACAAAGATTGATGTTGGGCATCCAGAATACAGAGAATCAAACAGAATATTTTTTATCTTCTGGGAAGCCTGTAAAGCAGACGACAGATGCTACGGCATGTGCTATCTCAAGAACAGACGTTCAGGATTCAGCTTTATGTCATCAGCAGAAACAGTTAACCAAGCTACAGTTACCTCCGATGCTAGGTTTGGTATTCTATCCAAGAGTGGTGCGGATGCAAAGAAAATGTTCACAGACAAAGTCGTGCCAATCTCAACAAACTATCCATTCTTCTTCAAGCCAATCCAAGACGGTATGGATAGACCGAAGACAGAGCTTGCATACAGAGTGCCAGCATCAAAGCTTACAAGAAGGTCCATTGCAGACACAGAGAATGATGACGACCTTGCAGGACTCGACACAACCATCGACTGGAAAAACACTGGAGATAACTCCTACGATGGTGAAAAGCTACGACTTCTCGTGCATGATGAATCTGGAAAGTGGGAACGTCCCGATAATATCCTCAACAACTGGCGTGTCACTAAAACTACACTAAGGCTAGGTAGAAGAATCATAGGCAAGTGTCTGATGGGATCTACTTCAAACTCTCAAGACAAAGGTGGGGGTACTTTTAAAAAGCTCTTTAGAGACTCTGATGTAACACAAAGAAATGCAAACGGACAGACTAAGAGCGGATTATACTCTTTATTTATTCCTATGGAGTGGAACTTTGAAGGGTTTTTAGATCAGTACGGACAGCCAGTCTTCAGGAAGCCAAATAAAGCCGTTTTAGACCACTATGGAGACGTTATAGATGGAGGGGTACTAGACTACTGGGAAAATGAAGTAGAGAGCCTTAGAAACGATTCTGACGCACTTAATGAGTTCTATAGACAGTTTCCTAGAACAGAGGGTCATGCATTTAGGGATGAGGCAAAGAATAGTCTATTTAATTTAACTAGAATATATGAGCAGATAGACTTTAACGATAACCTTCAAAGACAGCGTGTGGTTCAAAGAGGAGGGTTCTCTTGGAAAAATGGTGTTAAGGATACAGAGGTTATATGGACACCAGAGAAGCACGGAAGGTTTTATGTAAGTTGGATACCACCTCTTGAGCTTAGAAACAGAGTTATAAATAAAAATGGATTTAAGTATCCAGGCAATGAGCACATAGGTGCTTTTGGATGTGACTCTTATGATATATCTGGGACTGTTGGTGGTGGAGGTTCTAATGGTGCTTTACATGGATACACTAGAATGAATTTAGATGGTCCAACTAATATGTTCTTCTTAGAGTATGTATACAGACCACAAACGGCAGAGCTGTTTTATGAGGATGTTCTTATGGCTATGGTGTTTTATGGAATGCCAGTATTAGCAGAGAACAACAAGCCTAGGCTTTTGTATCATCTTAAAAACAGGGGATATAGAAAATGGAGCATAAACAGACCAGACAAACACAGAAATGATTTATCTAAAGCCGAAAGAGAGCTTGGGGGGATTCCCTCATCTCCAGCTGTAATATCTATACACGCTGAAGCAATAGAAAGTTATATAGAGAACAATGTAGGATTTAGTGATGAAGGTACTGGTAATATGTACTTTAATAGGACATTATTGGATTGGGCTAACTATGATATTGGTAACAGAACCAAGTTTGATGCAACAGTAAGCTCAGGTCTTGCTATCATGGCAAACCAGAAATACGTCATTAAGGCTAAAAGAAAAGATACAGAAATAAATGTTAACTTTGCAAGGTATAATAATACAGGCACAGTTAGCTCTATTATAAAGTAAAAATATGCGAGGAACTTCTGGGAAGTACGTTATTGGATTTCCAAATCAATTAGCTTCAGATGCTGTTAAAGCATCAAAAGAATATGGGCTTATGGTAGGGCACGCTATAGAGTCTGAGTGGTTTAGAAAAGAGGGTGGTCAATCAAGGTTTTACAACAACCGTGACACCTATCATAAACTAAGAACATATGCAATGGGTGAGCAGTCTGTGCGAAAGTATAAAGACGAGCTTGCTATTAATGGAGACATATCTTATCTAAATCTTGATTGGACTCCTGTGCCTATTATACCTAAGTTTGTAGACATTGTAGTTAATGGCATTTCAAATAGATTGTTTGATGTAAAAGCTGAGGCAGTAGACCCAGTATCTTCAAACAAGAAGGCAATGTACAAGAATCGCATCCAGACAGAGATGCGAAACAAAGAAGACTTCGAGGAAATCGGAGCTATGCTAGGAAAGGATATGTTTAGCGTACAGCCAGACATGCTTCCTGAAACAGATGATGAGCTAGATATACATATGCAAATCGATTATAAAGATGACATCGAGATTGCTGAAGAAAAAGCCATTACATCTGTTTTAAAGCATAACGACTACGAGTACATAAAGAAAAGATTAGATGAAGACTCTACAGTTATTGGAGTCTCTGCTGCAAAGCACACGTTCAATACACACGATGGAATTAAAGTTGATTACGTTGACCCAGCTGATTTAGTATTCAGCCCCACAGAAGATCCACACTTTCAGGATTGCTATTACTTTGGGGAGGTTAAAAATGTAAACATCACAGAGATCAAGAAGGTTGATCCATCAATAACACAAGAAGAAGTAGAAGAGATTGCTAAGTCGGCATCTAAGTTTGATTCATATCAAGGAATGAGAGGTGGTTATAAAACTGACTCATTTGATAAGAATACTGCAACATTATTATATTTCTGTTACAAGACTGACAAGAATATCGTATACAAGAAAAAGAAAACAGCACAAGGCGGAGAAAAAGTGCTAAAAAAAGACGATCAATTCAACCCACCTAAAACAGAACAAGCACGTTTTGAAAAATTATCTAAAAGAATTGATGTATGGTACGAAGGTGTTCTTGTATTAGGAACGAACAAAATCCTCAAGTGGGAACTGATGAAAAACATGGTGCGTCCAAAGAGTTCAATGGAGAGAGTATACGCTCCCTACGTTGTGTCTGCGCCAAAAATGTACAGAGGTCAGATTGATTCACTTGTAAAAAGAATGATTCCTTTTGCGGATCAGATACAACTCTTACACCTTAAGCTTCAGCAGGTTGCTGCCAAAATGATTCCAGATGGAGTCTTTATTGATTTAGACGGACTATCATCTATCAACCTTGGAAACGGGAATACATACTCTCCACAAGAGGCATTGAATATGTACTTCCAAACAGGTTCTGTGTTAGGTAGAAGCTTGACTGAAGAAGGAGAGTTTAACAGTGGTAAAATCCCAGTACAAGAGTTAACCTCATCTGGGGCTAACTCCAAGATATCCTCTCTTATTAATATGTACAACTACAATCTCAATATGTTGAGAGGCGTGACAGGCTTAAATGAAGCGAGAGATGGATCTATGCCAGACTCTAATGCTCTAGTTGGTGTACAGAAACTAGCGGCACTAAACTCAAACACAGCTACAAGACATATCTTAAAGTCTGGACTCTTTATGACAGAGAGACTAGCAGAGTGTATTGCTTACAGGCTGTCTGATGTTTTAGAGTATTCTGATATGAAGGATGACTTTGTAAAGAATATTGGAAAGTACAGCGTAGATATACTAGAAGAAATCAAAGAGCTTCATCTACATGACTTTGGAATTTTTATTGAAATGCATCCAGACGAAGAAGAGAAGCAGATGCTAGAACAAAACATTCAGACTTCACTCTCTGCTGGAAAGATTGATATTGATGATGCTATTGATATTAGAAACATCAAGAACGTAAAGATTGCATCACAACTTCTAAAGGTTAGAAAAAGACGTAAAGAGAAGCTTGACAACAAGAGACAGCAAGAGAACATTGCTCTACAGGCAGAGGCTAATCAGCAAGCAGCAATGACATCTGAACAAGCTAAACAGCAAACCGCATTAGCTAAGATGGAGGCAGAGGCTAAGATAAAACAGCTAGAGGCTGAACTAGAAATGCAAAGAATGCAGCAAGAGTTTATGCTAAAGGCAGAACTCATTAAAATGCAGAAGGGTATTGAAAGTCAAATAAAGTCTTCAGAGCTACAACTGCAACAAGAAAAAGATAGATACAAAGAAGATAGGAAAGACAAGAGAACAGCTAAGCAGGCATCTCAACAGTCGAAGTTAATACAGCAAAGACAACAAGACTTAGATCCTATAGACTTTGATGGTCAAGACACGTTAGGCTCAGGCATGGAGGGAATCGTGGGCATTGATTAATTTAATAATTTTGCAATAATCTAATTTAATTAAAATGGAATGGAAATTAAGAGCTTTGGATGCCGAAGGTAATCCTATAGAGCCAAAACAAGAAAGTGTACAAGAGGACGTACAAGAATCTGTACAAGAAAACGTACAAGAACAAGTGCAAGAGACTGTACAAGAAGAAAAAGAATTAGTTAAAGAAACGACAGATGCCGTATCCGAAGAAAACATCGAAGAGCAAGCCCAAGAGCAAGTCGAAGATGTACAAGAAAAAGAAGAAGTAGTAGCCAAGCCGATTGAGCTTGATGACCAAAGTATATTAAACTACTTAAAAGAAAGACGAAACGTAGAAGCGGAGTCTTTAGACGTTCTTTTAAATAATGACAAAGAAGAAACGCAACCTTTACCAGAGGATGTGGCTAACTTCATGAAGTACAAGCAGGAGACTGGTAGATCCTTTGAGGATTATGCTAGGCTTCAGCAAGACTGGAATGCTATGGATGATACTAACGTGTTGCGTGAGTATTACAAGCAAGAAAAGCCACACCTTGATGCTGAGGAGATTGACTACCTTATTAATGAGGAGTTCAGTTTTGATTCAGAGCTTGATGAAGAAAAAGACATCAAGAAGAAAAAGATTGCGTACAAAGAAGAGTTATATAAAGCTAGAAACTACTTTGAAGGAATGAAGGAAAAATACAAAGCTCCCCTTGAGTCAAGAGAAGCCGAGATTCCAGAAAACTACAAAGAAGCTTTTAACTTTTATACTAAATACCAAGAAGAATTAGATCAAGAGTCTGCAACGCAGAAAGATAGATCTCGCATCTTCCAAGAAAAAACAAATGCCCTATTCAATGATGAGTTCAAAGGTTTTGAGTTTAAAGTCGGAGATAAAAAGCAAGTTTTTAAACCTAATGATGTAAGTAAGGTTAAAGAGAATCAGTTAGACATAAATAACTTCTTTAACAAGCACTTAGATGAAAAGGGGATCGTGAAGGATGCGGCATCTTATCATAAGGCTTTGTTTGCAGCCACTAACGCTGATGCTTTATTTCAGTTCGCTTACGAGCAGGGTAAGGCAGATGCAACAGACGGACTAGTGAAGGAGACTAAAAACATCGATATGAGTGTTAGGTCAAACACACCAACCGATACTGGAGGCACAAAGTTTAGAGCAGTAGACTCAGGAGATAATTTTTCGTTCAAAATTAGAAAACGATAATTAATCACTAAAAAACTTTTAAAATGAGTGTAACTATTTCTGGAGTACAAGGTGCGTTAACACCAGCTCCATCAAAGTCGACTTTATCGACTAACTATCTAGGTTCTGCTATTGAGTTTACTTCTCAATACTTACCTGATGTATACGAAGCAGAATTTGAAAAATACGGAAATCGTTCTGTATCTGCTTTTTTAAGAATGGTAGGAGCTGAGATGCCCTTCCAATCTGATGTAATTCAATGGTCTGAGCAAGGAAGACTTCACTTGGCTGTTTCTGGAGCAACTCGTTCTGGAGACGTTATCACGTCAAATGGACACCCTTTCCGCTTAAACCAAACAGTAATCATTTCTGACGGAACTGATCAAGACAAAGCTATCGTAACAGCTGTAACTACTAACACATTTGATGTTGCTTCTTATTCTGGAGCAAACTTAGCTGCTGCTGTAGGAACAACTGGACTTAGCGTATTTGCTTTCGGTTCTGAGTTCAAGAAAGGAACTAATGGAATGAGTGGTTCTTTAGAAGCTCCTAAAGACATCCAAACTACTAACCCTATCATCATCAAAGACAAGTATGAAGTCAATGGTTCTGATATGGCGCAGATCGGATGGATTGAGGTGACTACTGAGAACGGTGCTACTGGATACCTATGGTACTTAAAATCAGAGCATGAAACTCGTCTACGTTTCGAAGATTACATGGAATTATCTCTTATCGAAGGAGAGCCTGCTGCTTCTGGATCTGGCGCTGAGTCTGCTGGATACAAAGGAACAA